TTAGGTATAATTACCTTACCAGATATAGCTTCTAAAGAACTACCAACTGGTACTGGAGCTTGTTTAACAATGTATCTATCGTTAGAACCATCATTAAGAACTATATCTATAAGTATAGAAGTTGTTCCAGTATTAGATACTAGACAACCAATCATAACTTGTTTGTTAGATGTAGTGGTCTTAACTGTAGTCAACGTAGCATCAGTTAAACTAGCTGTTGTTGAATTAAAGTTATTTGCCATGTTTATTTTTCTCCTTAATTATTTATCCAAGTGCTATTGCAAAAGGGATTGAATTGTCTGTTGCTGAAATAGAAAGTGTTTCGTTTCCACCATCATTATTTTCAGTAAATGTAACATTTGAACCTGCTACTAATTTTCCATTTAAAAAACCTGCTGTTGTATCATTTGCTGAAACTAAAGTTTTAACATCTGTATCTGCTGTAATTTGTTGCCAAGATGAACCATTATAATATTTAAGAGCATTGTCTGTTGAATTATAAAATAAATCACCTTCGTCTAAAGATGTCGTAGGGTCTGTTGCACCAATTCTGTAAGTGTTAGCAAAACTATTTATTGAAGGTATATTTGTAGCAACAGTGTTAACATTAGCTATATCAGTTGCAACTGTATTAATATTTGTGTTTGCACCAGCAACTGTTGTAATATTTGCATTGTTAGTTGCTACTGTATTAATGTTAGTTGTGTTACTTGCAACTGTGTTAATATTAGATGCATTACCTGCAACAGCAGTAACATTTGCATTGTTTGTTGAAACTGTAGAAACATCACTTGATATTCCTGCAACAGTTGTCACATCTGCATTAATACCTGCAACAGTGTTTATGTTAGCTGAATTAGCATTAACAGCATTAATGTTTGTGCTATTTGAGTTAACATTAGATACAGCAGTTGATATACCTGCTACTGAAGTTACATCAGCGCTTATTCCTGCAACTGTAGTAACGTCTGTATCTATTCCCGATACTGTGTTTACATTAGCTATGTCAGTACCAACTGTATTAACATTAGCTATATTATTAGCAACAACTTCTATTTCAGAAGTCGCTTCATTTAAATCATTTGCAACAGTCTCTACTTCAGAAATTGCTTCGTTTAAATCATCAGCAACTTTAATTACATCATTGATGTTTGTAGCTACTGTGTTTACTGACGCTATGTTTGTAGCAACAGTGCCTATATCTGTAGCATCACTAGCTACCGCAGTAACATCTGCGCTAATACCTGCAACCGTAGTTACATCAGAGCTTATACCTGCTACTGTTGTAATGTTAGGTATGTTAGTTGATATAAATTGTTTATTAACAGCATCTGTATTATCTACAGGGTCTGCTACATTAGTAATTCTTTTGTTTGTTGCGTCCCATTGGTCTGTAGTTGCACTTAATGAAATATTGTTTTCAGTAATATCAATACCCTCTTGGGCCATGAAGAAACTTTGATTTCCGTCTTGGTCAAGGGTAGCTTCTGTTAAAGTAGATCCATCTTGGTAATCAACAAGTCTTGTTGCTCTGTTTGATGATCTAGTAAATTTAATTACTGTTGAGCTAGCGGGTGCAGAATTAAATGTAATTGTAGATGCGTTTGTAAAAGTATAATCTGTAGTTAAACTTTTAGTTACACCGTCAACAGTTACTACTACATGAGCTTGTTCGATGTATGGAAAAGTAACACTATAATTCGTTGTGCTTCCGTTACCTGTGTATGTATCTATTGCAAATGCCATATTAATATAAACTTGTTGCTCCTTTGTCTGGTAAACCAGAGTTGTCTTTTATAAAGTTAAGTAATTGATTAATTCCATATAAGTTTTGATATGGAAGTATTCTCATTAATCTATTAAAATCATTCTTACTAAATTCGTAATCTGATCTCATAGATTTTAAACCTGCACCTAGTGTAGGCATTAGTTTTCCAAATACTAAATCGTATGTCGGGTTTCCTGTAATAAGGTTCATTTCTTGACCAGATGATCTAGTATTGAATCTATGTTCTGGTGCTAATTGACCAGTAATCATATCCATAAAAGGAGGCATTACAGAAGACCAACCTGCTCTTTGAAAAGCAGCCCTAGCAATTTTACTGTAGTCTCCTTTATCTCCTAATCTCTTTTTAATGTATTTTTTCTTTTCGGTTTTAGACATACCTATAGAATTGAAGTGTACTTGTGCTGCGTAAGCTAATCCCCCAATCATAGTAGTGTATAAAAACATTGAAGCTGTTTGCATGTCTGCCATAGCTACATTATGAAGAAACTGTTTGTTCCAAGCATTCATAATGAATTGTCTAAACTGAGACATAGTTTTTCCTAATGTGTTGTCAGTGAAAAATCTACTTGTGTCTCCAATATGATTGTATTGAACTGAACGTCTTGTAGATCTGTTTACTGCTACCGCAAGTCTTTTAACTAACTCTTGGTCTTTCATAGCAACAAAATCAAAACTTAAAACTCTATAACCTAATGCGTTTTTAGTTTTAACTACTCTAGGACTATTAAACTCCTTTGCTAATGCAACTAAATCACTATCACGCAATCCTAATACTCGGTATCTATTTAGTTTACCTCTTGATATATTATCTAATAAGTTTCCTTTTTTAGAACCTTCAATTAAATCTTCTGCCATGTTATGAACAAAACCACGCATAGCTAATCTTCTTTGTAATGAATCTGTTTGTAATAAGAATGATCCATAGCCTGTTATTTTTTCGGCTGCTGCTGCTTGAGACTTATTAAGTAAAGCACCTTTTTGAAAATCAGATTTTGCTGCACCTCTATCTAAAACTTCTAAAGATTGATGTAATCTATAAAGATGATCATCTCCATTTGATGCTCCATAAATAGCAAAGTCTTTTCTAAATGTGTCAGGTAAGTTACCAGCTTGTGCATCATCAAATATTTTTCTTATAGCAGGTATTTCATTAAGCATTGTTCTTAAACCAACCTGTGAAGTAACAACTCCAAACTCAGGAAGCTGTGCTATACCTACTTGGTTTAATACCCTAATAAAATTAAATCTTCTTAAATCTCTTAACCATGCTTGATAACCTGATGATGGATCTCCGCCCTCTGTAGAACGTCCCATAAGATTATTAAAGAAACTATCTATAACTGCTTCTTCTTCTCTAATAGCAACATTATCAATATTTTTATTTTGTACGTTAACTATTTTTCTAGCAACACTTAACTCACTTTTTCTGTAAGAATCTCTAATGTCTCTTTTAATACCATTACTATAAGTTAACCATTCGGGTCTACTTTTAACACCAACTCTATTAGCTAAAGCATACCAACCTGACATTTCATTTGTGTATGAATGCCAAAGTAAATCTATATCATTTTCATAGATTTGATCTAATCTAACTCTTTGACCTTTTGCTTTACCAACTGTTAAAGTATGTTCATAGTTTTCATCTAGTCTAATTCTTTGTTGGAATCTACCTGATGTAATTAATTTAAGTTGATTTTGTAAACCATTAAATAATTCATCTCTTTGAGCTTGATCTAAATTACCAAAAACATCATCAATGTATTCTCTTAATAATTTAGGATCTTTAATTTTTACAAGTTGTTCAATATCAAAGCCACCATATCTACTGTTGTATTTTGCCATCTTAACAATAGCTCTTGCTAATGCTTCGGCTTTTGTAACAGATATTTTAGCAGAAACTTCTTTTCCTGTTTTAGGATTTATGTCTCCTGTTTTAACTTTAACTGTTTCTGGTGTAGCTACAGGATTGTCTAATCTATTTATTAATGGTTGTTTTCTAGCGATAGCACCCGTTAATAAATCTACAACACCATCTTCTCCAATTCTTCTTTCTAAATCTACAAAACTATCAAAACTTATTTTTCTTGGTACATAAAATCTACCAGTATTTTTTGCTAAGTCTTGTGCTTCTTCCACTCCTGCTTCTGCAAGTTTTTTTGCAAACAATTGAAAACCATCTGCATAAGCGTTAGCACCTTTAACAATATTTGCATCATTTAAAATTTCTAATTCATCTGCGTTTCTTAATTTAGCAGGTTTACTTAAAGCAATCATAGCTCTTTTAACTTTGTACATAAAATCTCTTTTATGACTAAACTGGAAGAAACCTTTTAAATCGCTAAGTAAAGTTCCACCATACCCTCTTTCTTTTAAATAGCCTTTTACAGCTTCGTTAAGACCACCTTTAGTGTAGACTACATTATGTGCTTCCATAACCATAGTGTCTCTAATGATTTCACTTGTGGCTTCTTGAGGTATAAAATCTTTTTTAACTAATCCTGAATTTTTAACTGACCAACCAATAGGATCTTCCATATTATCAAAAGCAAATTTCTTCGCTAACTTAGACATACTTGATCCTAATGAACCAGACCTTGTCATAGCAAATCCTAAGAATGGAATGTTTCTTGCTGTACCAAAAGCTAATTCAATGTTGTCAACTGCATCAACGTCATGCATCTCTTTTGTAAACTTTTTGTTTTTAAGAGTATGTTTTACGTTTTTAAATTTTGTTTTATCTGCTTGTTTAGTAGGGGCTAAACCATTTTCAATTAAATCAGCTCTTTGTGTAGCTAGACCTACATTTTTAATAGATTTGCTTGTAATTGCTGATATTGCTCCTCCAAGAGTACCACCTAAAGCTGATGCTATTATAATATCATTAAGGCCCATTGTAGGGTTATTAGCTGCTATTGGACTATATAAAGCTCCCTCCATAGAACCATAGACTAATCCTGATCTAACAAAGTTTTTTCTTCTAGATATACCAGTTAAAAACTGAGTACCTTTCATTACTTTAGATAGAGCTCCATATCCTGTAAGGTTTACTGGATCTAAAAGAAATGTACCAAACTGTAATGCAATACCTTTCCAACCAAGAGACGCTAACATCTCTGCGTTCTTCTGGTGTCTTTGTGCTTTTTGACCAAGATAATCTAAATGTGCAGGGTTTACAGCTTCTATAATGCTATCTCCAAACTCACCTCTTAAATCATACTTCTTTATAATTTCTTCAAATTCACTTTTGTTATTATTGTAACTAAATCCATCTTGTTGAATAAAAGTTTTATTAAAGAAAAGATCAAACGCATTTGCAAAAATAGTATTCTCTCTTATTGATGCTTTTGTTGCTTCAGTAAATGTAGTTTGTTCATCTAGAAACTTTTGGTATTCACTGTAGTTATAAGCTTTGTCTAAAAACAAACCACGACTTACGTCTGGTAATTCACTAAATAAATCTTTTTGTTTTGTTATATCTGTAGGTACAAACTCAGGATCTTTTATAGGTTGTCTTGGTTCAATTTTTTTTTCGCTTTCTAAATAATCAGCTTCTTTATTTCTTCTTGTATTAAAGTCATCTCCAAAGTTTCTTAAGTTAGCTAATAAAGAATCCCAATCATTAGCTCTAGCTTGTTTAATATAATTCATTTCAGAACCATCTTTTCTTTTAAAAGAAGTACCATGTTGAAAACCAACAGATGTAATCACAGTTCTTTGTGCCTCAGTTAAATCGTCCCATGCAGTTTGATGATCCCCATTTTCATATGCTCTTTTAACTTGGCCTGCGTACCAGTTGTGACTAGCTTGATCTATTTCTTTTACTTGATCGTCATTTAATGAAAATCCTTGAGATGATTCTTTTGCTTCAGCACCTTGCATACCGAAGAACTGAGATAATAAATTTGTAGTATCTTCTGAGATACCCATTTGATTTAATAAATCTGCATCTTTTTCTTTTAAATCAAATCCTGTTGCAATAGTTACGCCAGAGTTATCACTAGGTACATAAGCGTCTTTTACTGCTTTACCTTCTAAACTTGAAATAAAATCCCAATTAATACTTGTCATTATGGTTGCATATCCTTTGTTTGTTCGTAAAATAATTTATTAGCGTCACTTCTATCGGCTAACTCTTGTCTTCTTTTTTCGTCAGCTATTAAATCTTTATCTTGTTGTTCTTTAACTTTAGCTTCGTATCTTTCTTTAACTAGAGCTATAGGTATTTGTAGCCAAACTGTTTGACCGTCTTTGTATTCTACAGTTGATGGTATTTCTAAAGGAGAGCCATCATCTTGTTTAAAATACAAAACGTCATCATCTGTATTAACAATCAATTCAAAATTATCTAAATCAACACCTTCGTTTACGTTAGGTGCAGTACCATCGACATTAATATTAGTTTCATCAAAGAAGAAACCAATAAGATCAGTTTCTTGTATAATATTCTTTTCTGTATTTAGTTTTTCTTTTAACATTTCAATGGCTGTTACTTTAAAACCATCATAGTTTTCTGGTGCAACACCAAATTGTTTCATTTTGTAATTACTTACATAACGACCATTTATTTGTGTGTAATGTTTATCTATAAATTGTTCTGCTTGTTTTATGTAATCAGTATCAGTACCGCCTGCTATATTCTTAAAGTATTTAGCAGTCATGTAAGCTAACTCTTGGTTTCTAGCGTTAGCCATATTGCCAGAGAAAGCTTGTATTGTTTTTTTATCTTCTGATGTTAAATCATTTATTTCTTTAGTAGTGGTATCCATAGTACCCATACTTAAAATTACATCTCTAGGATCTTCTCCTGCTTGTACTCTTAAATTAGCTACAAAGAATTTGTATTTATTCTTGTCGTTCTCTTTAAAATAAATACCAGTAATACCATTTTTATCTAATGCAGAATATACTTCTAAAGCTAGTTTATTATCTTCTGTGTATTCTCTAGTTAATGGTTTACTTAATAAATCTTCAATTTGTTTTACAGGTTCATTTCTTTTAATACCTGACATCATAGTCATAGTAGTAGCTAAGAATGCGTCAGCATCAGTCATGCCTGATGCTTTTTTAACTCTAAGTTCTTTATCAAAGATATCAGAACCTAATTTAGTTCTATCTGTTTTAGATTTACCTGCAACATTACCATTGAACCAATTTACAGTATCAACATTTAATTTAACTGCATCTCGTAAACTATCTACTAATGCTGTTACTCTTTTTTGATATTTTGGATTATTAATAATAGCGGGAGTTCCATCTGGTCTATTAGTAGTTAATAGTTCAATATATTCTGTAGCAAACCTACCGTCTAAAGAAGCATGAAGTTCAGCTTCATTAATTACAATATCGTCAAAGTCTGCTTTAGATAATGCAGGGTTTCTATTTTCTTTTAGTTGAAAATACAAATCCTTAAATGTTTGAGACATATTATCTTGAAAGAATTTAGCTTTTCTTTCTTTGTAATCTTTTCCTAAAGTCATAACAGGATTAGATTCATAAAAAGCAATTTCTAATTGTTCTTCAACTTTAGTAGGTAAATTTTGTATAGATAAAGATGTATTACCTATAACTTTATATTGTAAATCTTCTTGTTGTTTTTCAAACTCTTGTACGTTTAACCATTTTCTTAATGATGCTGTACCCTCGTTATATGCGGAAGCAAAAAACTCATCGTTTTGTTTATCTGCTAAATATGATTGACTAAACTTATTATAATGATCTTGCCAATTATATCCTGTTTCATTTTTCTTAGTTGCATAGTCTTGTTTAAAATCTTGGATAAAATTATCTACAGAGTTATTAGCATATTGTTTGTATGCACCAAATCTGGCCCAGCCATTAAAGACATCAGGGAAACCACTTGTGTGAGCTTTTCTAGCTTCTTCTAAAGTCATTCCATTTATTTTAGCTTTACCTTGTTCAAAGTCTTTTTCGTTTTGTTCTTTCATATTAGCGTCAGCTAATTTTTTAATAGTAGGATTAATCTGTGCTAAAGTATCTGCTAGAGCTCCAAATTTATCTTTGCCTATAATTCTTTCTGATCCAACATTAGTTATTGGTTGTGGTGTAGGTGCGTTTTCTAAACCGACATTTATTCCTAAATCTGTATTTATTTTAGTAGCCATTATTTCGGAGGATTGTAATTATCGTAGGTTAAATTAAAAGTTTGACCACTAGCGTTTGGTGTAGACGGTGCTTGATTAGCCATATACATACTTCCTATATCTACTGTTGTAGATAAAGCATAGGTCATGAAACTTGGTTTGTATGCTCTAGGTAAACTTAATATTTGATTTGTGTATCTTCTATTATAAGCAAGACGATCAGTTGCAAATGCTCTAAGTTTGTTTTCGTAGTTTTGATCTACAACATTAGTTTCTTTACCTGCCTGTCTAGCTATATCGCCAAGAACAGTCATTTCTAAATTACCACCAACATTTCTTTCTCCAAGTGAAGCTTTTGCAGTTCCTTCAACTTTTAACTTTTGAGTTAGTATCTTTTCTTTTTGTAATGATGTTTGATCTTCAGCAACTTCTTGTTTTCTTATAAATGCGTTATCTGTGTAAATAGCTTCTTCTCTTAGATTTTTAGCTTTTACCTGTGTATCTCTATTTATCTGGTTTGCCTCTGCTTTATCAGATCGGTACTGCGTATAGCCTTGTAATATTCTACTTGCTATATACGCTTCTGGTGTACACATATTTATTTCTTCTCCTTATAAAATCCGTAAAATAAAACATCGTTAAATGTTTTTTCGTTAATAATTTTAAACCCACACCACTTAAGCCAAGTTAAGTGAAGTTTATTTCTACTGTCTATGTAATTAAAAAGTACAGGAAATTTATCTGACATTTCCTCTACTCTGTTTTTACATTCTCTTAAAAATTTAATCTTTAGTTTTTTAATCTTAGGTGTGCATAATAAAAATGGAGAGCCAATATTCTTATCATCTAAAGATGCCACAACTCCATATACACCTGCAATTTTACCATCAACAAAAAATGAACGACAATAACTAGTCATAGCAAAACCTTTTAATAAAGTTTTCTGCACGTTAGTTGTTCCTGTTTTAGCTTTGATTTCATCCTCATCTGCGGGTCTTAAATCTTTTGCTAATAATTTTATATGCTGACTTGTTGCTTCTATTTCATCTATTTTCATTAAGTTATTATTCGTTGAGAAAGAACAGAGAATACTCCCTCCCACTCTGCCGATAAAAAGTTACATGGTAAATAACTATCGGAAGATATGAATATAACTGTATCTGTGTTTTTACATTGTATAGGAAATTTAAAGGTACCACTTTCTAAATTAGGTTGCCCAATTGTAAACGTACTTGAACCTAATATTTGTCCTGTAAATTTATATACTGATGTACTTCTTGCTAATGGAGTAAGGTTTACTTCAAAGAAACCTGTGTCTCCAAATATAATACTCATTTTCTTTAACTGTAATCTACCTGTGTTAACAGTAGATGCGTTGCCTGATGTCTTTTGTTCTCTCACAAAGAAAGTAGGAAACTGATATTTAAAAGTATATTTTCTACCCACTATCACTGGGTTTGCAGAATAATCCCCATCAACTACAACCGTAGTATTTGTTGTGCTGCTAATAGTTAAGTTTCTTCCTTTTTGTGTAGAAGACCATGCACCACCTAAAACAACTTCCATAGAAGCAGTTTCTTCATAAGGTAATGTAAAAGTAGTTTTATTAGTACCAGAACTATATGATCCTGTAAGACTTGTCTTTCTGTCTAACAAAACAGGAAACTCTAGACCCGTGTCTACTTCATTAGTTTTTAAATTAAGTTTTTCTAAATATGTACCATCAGCTCTTTTAACAACTAAATATAAATAGTTTTGTATACAATCCCCATCTAGTAGTACATCTGTTGATTCAAATTTATATTTAGACCATGATCTTTGTAAGGCCTTTGATCCTGCATCAAAATAAAATTTATAAACAAATAAAGAATTTCTTTCTCCAGAAGCAAAGGCAAATAGAGTATTTTCAGCTGACGATCCTTTTAAACCTGTAAGTCCACCTGTTATATATCTTGGTAGGTTAACTGTAGTATCTAAAGCATCTTTAATTTCTGTGTCAGCATTTACATAGTATTCTCTAACACCTGCAAAACTACCTCTAGATATTCCAAAGTAAATATTCTGTCCAAGACCAATAGGCTTAACACCGTCATCTATTTCATATTCTGTAGTTTGATTAATAGATACAGTTTTAGCTGAAAGTATTTCTTCAGCGTCTAGTGTAAACTGTGATTGATCAGAAAATAAAACTAGCTGTTCATTAAAAGGTACAGCATATTTTAAAATTGAAACTTTATTGTGACTAACGGCTAGGTCAATCATATCATCATCAACAGCAGTAGTTACTGTTGTGGCCCAAAAGGTAAAGAATTTACCTGCCTTAGAAAATATTACATTTTCATCAGAAAGAAAACCAAGTCTATTTCTATAAAAGAATATGTCATTTATTTTTCTACCAACGAACGTAGGGTCGGGGCTAGTTACCTCGTCCCCTACAGTTCGAGATGCAAACTCTGGTTCATTATATGTAGTACCACCAACCGTGTAAGCTGAACCGTCTGCTTTGCAAAATCTAAAATTTCCATCAGCTGTTCTAATTAACAAATGAGGCATTGTTGACATATCAAAAGAATTATCTAATCCATCTTTTACTGTTTCAACCCAAGCAGAACCGTCCCACTTAACAAAATAATTATCAAACTCTGTTCCACCATCTCCAACAATTTCTGTAACAAAACCTGTGTAGCCTTTGTATGGTAAGTCAGCAAACGAGTTTGTTTTATCTTTAACTAATATTAAACCATCACCACCTAAACCATCTGATACAGAAGCAGTAAATGTTCCTGAGTTTTTAGAAACATAAATAATAGAACCATCTCTACTAATTGTATATCCTGATAAATTAGAGTTTAAATCGTTTGTTAATTCTGTTGCTATATTATCTGTTGTAATTGACGAAGCGTTACTAGAAGTAGAATTGTCTAAAGTTTCATAACTAGCAACAGATGATCCATCAATTGTAATTTCATAAGTTGTTTTATATTGACCATTCTTTACATAAAATATTGCTTCATCTGGTCTAGTTGTAGAAACACTACCAGACAATGCAGTAGTTTTAGTTTTGTTTACAATAAAAGTATAATCAGCAACAGTTACTAAATTAAAATCATCTTGTGGTGCTGATGATGTTAAATAAGATAAACCATCAGGAGTAACAACAGTTTTGTTATTACCTGCAAGATCATAAACTTTAACAGATTGGTTGTTTACTAAAACAACATACTGTTCGTTAGCATCTCTATTAATAATATGTACTTTACTATTTGTTAAAGTATCAGTGTTTAATTTTGCAATATGTTCTGTAGCAGGTCTTTTACCTAAACCACTAATAATATCAGAAAGGCCATTCTCTTGTATTGTAGCTTGGTTTGGTAGTTTAACTGTATCTGGTTGTTGGGAAACTCCATTTAACAAATTTGGAAGTGAATTTGAAATTAATCTTGCACTCATTATTCATCGCTAATTGTAGTTTTCGCAGGTTGAAAATTATCTCTGTCGATAACTCTATATGTACTGTAGTTATCAAAGATACTGTGATCTCTAGTATCTCCCTCATGTTCTTTCAAAGCAGATAAAGCTTGTAGTTCATCAATTTGATGAAACGTATGTAAAGTTTCAGACGCTAACATTCTATCTTGAAATATTCTAGAGGCTCTTATTGTAATATATCTTCTTGCTGTTTCTGGTAAATCTGTAAATTCTAAAAACCAAGTTATATTAACTCTTACATCTTTATTAATAGTGTAAGTATGATTTTCTCTATCCCAAAGTTTTCTTCCTCTTTCAACTAAATCTAAATCAGCATCTTGATTAGAGTTATCTACTCGTAAACAGTTAGATGGTAATTCAATTTGATTAGATGTATTTTTAACTAATTTGTAATTAGTATCAGTATTAAAATGCCAACCTACACTTTGTACTTCTCTAGAAACATTATCTAAAATTTGAATAGCAATAGATACATCTGTAGTAGTCGAAGATGTAATTGTGTTAACAGGACTTTCTCCTATCGCTGTAAGCATTACATTAACGCTTTCTAGTTTTGATGTTACTGTAGTTGTCATAATATAAATTCTATAAGTTAATAGAGAGGCGACCGAAGTCGCCCCTCAATGTAAACAACGTAATTAATTACGCAGTTTTGATTTCAATCGAACAGATTGGATTTAGAGGTGCATGACCCATAGCATACTTAGCTACCATCAATGTACCTTGTCTCTGAATTTGGTATTCCATTTCAGTAGACAGATCCATAAGTTTAACTGTTCCAACTGCATTTTTCTGCCAAACACAACCAACTGTTGTTGAGAAGTCTCCAGCAAAATTTGTGCTAGAACCTTGTGCAACACCAGCAGTGATGTTTGTAGATGGCAAGTTGTTTGTAGGTACAATGTTAATACCTGCAACTTTAAGAACTTTACCATCAGAGTAAGAACCAGATCCACCCCAATCTCTGTTAATAACAGTAGTACCTTGAATTAGATTGTAGTAAGTCGCTGGTGCAACTGCACAATATCTATCTTCTGCTGGTACATCGGCTGCATCTAATTTTTCAGCTGCACTGAAAATAGAAGCTGCTGCTGAAGATGCGTTAGTTACAAAGTCAGCATCAGTGATCGCCTGTCCTGCTGCTTGTGGTGAAGCTGCAGATGCTCTACTGTTTAAGATTAAGTTTTGATAGACGTGCTTGTCCATTTGGTTCGCAAGAGCCCTTCCCAATTCTTTTGAGTAAATTGACCTTACGTCATAATGCGACATCGCCTCATCGATCTTTGCGATAAACACAGGTGCAATCAATAAATTCTCAATAGAGATTGTTCTCTCATTGTGAGTTACAGATCCACCTGTGATTTCATTTCCAGCAGTGTGATATGCAGCAGTCGTAACTTTGCCAACTACAGGAAATTGTGCACTTTTGCCTGAACTAATTGTTCTGACTAAGTGTTTGTCTAGTGTCGAGTTTGCTGTTTCAAAAGCAGTAATAACTTCTCCACTGAAAATTTTTAAAAAACTTGCAGTGGTACTACCTGATCCAGCATTCTGACCTATATTTGATACAGTATAATTTGACATTATATATATATCTCCTTATGTTA